TACATAAAGATCCAATAAATTACTATGCCTACACATATTAATAGTATAGCACACATTATATTTATTGACCAAACTACTTCATTCAATCCCTTTGTCTCCAGTCATCAGGTCTCTCTTGATGAAACCAATCGACTACATCTTCTGGACATCCAAAACCCCTTCTATGGTTGCCTGAGTCGGGGTCTCCAATGTTCAGGCCATTAAGAAAAGACTCGTCTGGATTTGTACTCATCCGACGAGCCTTGTTTAACATTCCTCTTGCTGAGGTATTTGCTTTTGCTAATTTTTGGGCCCAAATCATATCATCTATACTTACTTCTGTTCCTGATGCAATGTCTTTGCAGATGCCTTCTAACCGAAGACGATATTGGGTAGATAACATAAACTAATGTGTAGTATTAGTATTATGTATGAATCTAGTACAGGTGTTCTTCTTGTTCTGTTAGTAAAGTAACATTAGAAGTTGGCAGTGCTACACATGTAAGAACATAACCTTCTTCCATTTGATCTTCATCTAAAAATGATTGCTCTTCTTGGTTAACAGTTCCTTCTACAATTTTCATAGCACATGATGAACATGCACCTGCTCTACAAGATGAAGGATGATCAATACCTGCTTCTTCTAGTGCATCTAGAATGAATGTATCTTCATCACATTCAAAAGTTTCGGTTGCACCCTCAGGTGTATTAAGTGTAATTGTAGCCATTTTAGTTTACGTGAATTATTCCAGTCATACCTGCTCCTGCATGAGGATCACACTGGAACTCATAGTCTCCAGATTCGGGGAAAGTAACCTCGAAGCTTTCCCCACCCAGAAAAGACAAGTCTGTATGCGAAAGTTCGGGATGATCTTTTACTACCATATTGTGAGGGGGTAGTTCTCCGTTAACGAACTTAACCGTATCACCAACGGATATAGTAAGTTCATTAGGACTAAAGATAAGGTTCCCACCAGAACCCATGGTAATTTCTGAGGACGTTGCATATGCGATCTTAGGGCTAGCAGCAATTGCTATCATGATTACAAATAACCACCACGCTTGTAGCAGATATTTTAATTTAAAAATTTTCATGAGTCCTCCAGAATACAGTACTCACAAGAATGAGGGTGCTCCGATAAACTTGGAACATCCTCTTGTGCGTTTCGTATTGCTTGGAATGCGTCTATTGCGTACTCACAAATTTCCACTTTATGATTTTGATTATCGTGATAACCAACGGTATAATGTTTGTTTTGAGTAAAGGGCATGATTGTTTCAATCCTGTACTATTGATGTTATTTATTATACCATATAAGTATTTCTACGCATTTATGTGTGGACTTACTGACTGTGTTAGAGAACCTGTACAACTCCATTACAATCAGGAAAGTCTTGAAGTAATTTTTTTTCTATACCCATTTTTAAAGTCATAGCACTCATAGCACATGTCTCACATGCACCACTAAGTCTTATCTTAACAAAATTTGTTTCTTCTTCTATCTCGACAAACTCAAGATACCCTCCATCAGCTTCGATGTATGGAGAGATATCTTTAAGTGATTCTATTACATTACTTTCGTTAAATTCCATTAAAGTAGAATCGCACCAATTATAAAACCTTTAGCAAAGGCAATACATTTAATTTGATAATCAGTTAAATTAAATTTATCTTGGAATTTCTTTATCATTTTCTTATCCCATTCCTTTGCATGATACAAAGCATGTACAACAGGATTCATCTTTTCGTGATCGTTACAAGACATTGTTTTTCTCTAAGTGTATATTATTTATCGTAACAAATGTATTCATCGAAAGAAATCATCTCACATATACCATCCATATTCACTGGAGTATCTGCTATCACGATTTGGGAAGTTGCTTCCTGAGTAGTAAACTCTACATCAGAGGGATTAATTTCTGACATAGTAGTTGTTACTGTTAATAAAATTGGTAACATTATTTTTATCTAAGTGTATATTATATATTACAAGAATACAAGTATCAATGCGATTGTTGAAAGGACAACAGAAACTTTAGGAAGAATCCTATTAACCTTTGATGTATCTTTTTCTAATACTTCTACTCTTTTAACTACGTCGTTTAATTTAGTCATTACGATGATTTTTTAGGGGGTATTACAGGTGCAATACTTAATGGTGCTTGTTCTATTCTAATGGTTTGAGTAGGTGCAGTTGCTGCTGCTTTCGCAATTAACATTTCCATATCCTTTTTAGATATGTTTCCGTTAGGGCCAGTTCCACCACCCTTATCCATCTTCATAGTTCCATCACCTTTCTTGCTTGCTGTTTGAATTCCAAAGCTAGCCAAAACTCCAGTAAAAACTGAGGCTATGAAAGTTGGATCTATTTTTTGTTGAGGCACACCTGGTATAGCTACGTAATTTAATGTCAATATTCCACCCGACCAAACAAGAACACCCAGCCGTACAAGTGTACTAATGATGGCTGCTTGCTCTTCGGAATCAGGAACGATTGCTTCCTTTAGCTTACCAAGAGGGCCTTTTTTCTCTTCTTTTATTGCTTCGACTTTTTCAGCCATAGGGATAGAAATAACTACTCCTATATAGTATTCTTAAAAACCTAATGGTATAGGTGATTGAGGATTTGCTGCATCTGGTGCTGAAGGTGCTGTTGGAAGACCAGTAGTACCTGGTAAAGAACCACCTACTACGCTTGGAAGTGCGTCAGTAACTGCTTCCATAACTCTGGACTTAACATTATCAACGAGTTTATCTCTTTGTACATAAGTAAATACACCCAGCCCAATAAGGGCAAGAGATACAACACCAGACGACAACGCGATGACATTTACAATTTTTTGCATTTGAATAACCTAATGGTTTGTATATTTACTATTATAGTATGCTTTATAGAAATTTACAAGGCCTATAGTAGTTACTTGTTTACGTGACCAATCATTTGCACACTCATCTATACTCTCAATAGTTGAGTTGGGAAACCTTCTGTTTAATATTCCTATTGCTTGTTCTTTAATCGTATTCACTATCATCTCCGATGTATTCTAAAGAGTATATATCGTGTTCATGATCTTTATCTGTGTGCAAATCCAACCATTCTTCATATTCATGAATCATAGCCCAAGCATCAGCATCTCTACCCTCTTCAATTAATTGATTTAATCTTTTTATAGCATGAGTATGAGTTGCATATAAACTACCTGCTAAAGCATCAGAAGTTTCCATAGTCTTTCTTCATATAACGACCTAGAATATTGCTATTATAATATGCAGGAGTCCCGTCGTCAAGAGCCTCAGTTAAAACATTATGAAGAAACAATTGTTTAGTCTCTTCATAATTTACTTTTCCGAGAGTTTTATGGAGACTAAGGATTTCTCTTTTAAAGGAGTCCTTTCCATATAGTTTAACATCATCTTTAAGTTCGGGGGAACTTCCGTAATACTTTTTCCAGTCTGACTCTGAGGTGACTCTTCGCTTTCCTCCTTTGGGTTTTCTTTTCTGCACGAAATACTTTCTTCCGATATATTGTCTACCGTTTTGAAGATTAGTAATCCTGTAGATGTAACCGAAGAAATCGCCAATATCGTCAGAAGTGAAAGTTGTACCTTGGTAGTACCAGGGATTTTCATACTCCTGTTCCATCTTCAGAAGGTGCTTCTGGTGTTGGAGGTTCCTCTACATCTGCTAGAATATTATCAATCTCAGTAGAAGAAAACTTACCTGTTGCTTCTAGTTCATCTCTTTTACTGATAGCACCTGCAGGAGGATCATATGGTTCTGGTGTAACAGGTGTCTCATCTGGAGGAGTCTTGGTGGGATCTGTAATGTTCTTCCATATATCACCAATATCCTTTATTTCTTTAGGATCTAATGTAGGTTGCATAACTAATACAAAATTATTATAAAGATATTTAGACACAAAAAAAAGAGGATTAAGAATCCTCTTTATCTTCAAATACTTCATATGCATCGTAATCACCGAACAACCATGCATCTGCTTTTGCTGCTTCTTGGTATGCTTGAATACTCATGTCTTTCAAACCTTCTACCTCTGATTCTGTTTCAATAATTCTTACTTTAGGTTTTGTTTGTTCATCCCACTCTTTATGAATCTCTTTGATTTGTTCATCTACACTGTTCATTTCCATTTTAATTTTACCTTCAATCCATACTTCTTTTAACCAAGTAATGAAACCTAATGCTAAGTGTTGGATAAATGGATTCTTAAATTTTTTCTTAACCCATCTCTCTGCCTTTGCATACCAAGGGTCTGAACCCTTACCGAATTGTTTTTCGAATTCTATTTTCATTTTAATAAGATGAATCTATAAGTGTTGCTTCATCTATATCAATTTCTGAATATGAAAGGCCATCCCAATAGGAATGATATAACCTTCCCCAAATAACATCAAACTCTTCTTGATTTAAATTTTTAAATAAACATTTTTCATGTAGATATACATGATATGTTTTACTAGAGTTTAAAACCTGAGAATGTGTCTTTTTTAACATCTTGTTTAATACCTCCAACAATGTAAGATTCGACTTCTGTTTCTTGTGGTGCAACTTGGAGTCCTTTTGAGGATATCCAATGCTCTGTCCATGGTAATGGATTGTTTCTGATTGGTACATCATAAACAGGTTTAAGACCTATTGATCTCATCCTCTTATTAGCAACCCACTCAACATACTGTTGAAGGAGTTTATCATTCAATCCAATCATACTACCATCTTTAAATAGATATTCAGCCCATCTCTTTTCTTCATCAACAGTATTTTTAAATGCTTGTATCAACCAAGGTTCTTGTTCCTTAACAATATCAACCATTTCTGGATCATCACCTTTCTTCCAATTATTTAAAATGTTTTGGGTGATGGCGAGGTGTTGGTTCTCATCTCTTGCAATGAGGGATATAATCTTAGCTGACCCTTCCATAAGTTTAAGTTCACCAAAGGCAAAACTACAAGCGAAACTAACATAAAACCTAATACCTTCCAGTATGTTAACATTTGCGACTGCCCTGTATAAGTATGTTTTTAATTGTTTTCTTTCAAAGGAAGAATTATATCCTTCTTTCCAATCTTCTCTCCAATGATTACTTTGATCCCATTGATGTGCATGGTTTACAAATTCATCATATGCTTTAGTTACACTTGCAGCACGTTCTAAGATTCTTTCGTCAGTAAGAATAGTATCAAATACCTCAGAAGCATCTGAATATACATTCTTAACTATGTAAGTATATGAACGAGAATGAATCATCTCCATCATCTGCCATACATTCATAGCACCTTCTAACTCAGGTAGAGAACAATATGGTGCAAAAGCCATACCAGGTGCACGACCTTGAACACTATCCAACATTGTTTGATACTTTAAGTTAGATGTGAAGATATGTTTTTGTTGCTTATCTAATTGCTGATAATCTCCTCTATCTTTCTGTAAGGAAACTTCCTCTGGTCTCCAGAAATATCCTAACTGAGACTTAGTTAAGTTCTCAAATGCAGGATACTTATAAGAATCGTATCTCTGAACACCTAAAGGTGCACCAAAAAACATAGGTTGTTTTTTAGTATCAACTTGTTCTGTATTAAATACAGTCATTGAATCAACCACTTTTTTCCTCGTAGAATTTGTTTTAAATTGCACAGCTCTCGCAGACCTCTTCTTCTGAACTCATAATGTCATCGACTAGACATTTTAACTTATCCCCATCATTAGATTCAACTGATGTTGTGCTTTCCACATCATCCGACTTATTATCATATGTGTTCTGATAATAAGATGTTTTCCAACCGTACTTATATGTAGTTAAAAGATCTTGTGCCATCACTGAAGTAGGAACCTCAGCACCCTCATATTGTTGCGGGTTATAACTCCAGTTTCCGCTAATCGCTTGATCGAAGAATTTCTGCATAACAGCAACAATATTAATATATCCAATATTGCTAGGCATCTCCCAAAGAAGCGTATAGTTATTCTTAAGGGTGTTGTAAGAAGGAACAATCTGTTTAAGAGGGCCTTTCTTAGACTTCTTGACCGAGAGATAGTCTCTGGGTGGTTCAATACCATTCGTAGCATTACAGACGACTGAAGAAGACTCCGAGGGCATCTGTGCAGATAACGTACTATTTCGTACTCCATATTGTTTTACGTCGTTTCTTAATGTTTCCCAATCATATTTTAAATCATTAGGAACAATTTCATCAACGTCCGTTTTATATGTGTCGATGGGTAATATACCGTGAGAATATTTAGTCTTATCAGAATATTCACATGCACCTTTTTCTTTTGCAACCTGTACAGTTGCCTTAATTAAGTTATATTGGAATGCTTCTGAAAGGTCATGTACTAACTGCCATGCACCTTCATCTCCATATGCGAAACCATTCTTAGCAAGATAGTGTGCTAGACCGATATAACCAACACCGAGTGATCTACGTGCTTTAGTTGCGATTTCTGCTGCTCTGACGGGGTATCGTTGAAAATCAATAAGTTCATCAAGACTCCTAACAGTAAGATCGCAGAGGCCTTCAAGATCCGAAAGATCCCTAATTTTGCCAATATTAATAGCAGAAAGGATACAGAGAGCAATTTCCCCAGATTCATCGTCAATGTGTTGTATAGGTTTAGTTGGTAATGTAATCTCTTGACACAAGTTACTCATCTCTACTTTATCAAGAAATGATGAATGAGAATTGCAATGGTCAATATTCATTATGTATATTCTACCAGTTTCTGCTCTTTCTTTCAAGAGGTCAAGTATTAATTCTTGAGCTCCGACTGTGATTCTGGAGATGGATTCATCCAATTCGTAACTGCAATATAACTCATCAAACTCAGAGGTGCCAAAACTCTCATACAAGTTAGGACAATCATGAGGGGAAAAAAGCGAGATTTCTTTATTGTCGATAAACCTTTGATAAAATAATTCACTTAACTGGATACTGTAGTCGAGTTTCCTGACTCTGTTGTCTTCTGTTCCTTTGTTGTTTTTGAGGACGAGGATGTCTTGGATTTCTTTATGCCAGATAGGAAAGTGGACAGTGGCCGACCCTCCTCTGATACCGTTTTGAGTACAGCATCTAACAGTGCTTTCGAACTTTTTAAGGAAGGGGACAACACCTGTGTGCTGAACTTCTCCACCCCTGATCTTACTGTTGATCCCCCTGATCCTACCTGCGTTAATACCGATACCAGCCCTCTGTGCGACATATTTGCCAATAGCCATATCACTGCTAAAGATACTATCGAGGGTGTCATCAATATCAACCAAAACACAAGATGCAAATTGACGAATGGGTGTTCGGACACCTGCCATGATTGGGGTGGGGATGTTGATTCGGTGCTTGGAGATTGCGTTGTAGTAGTTTCGGACATAATCTAATCTTGTTTCCTGTGGATATTTTGAAAATATAGATGCTGCTATAAGCAAATACATGAACTGTGGAGTCTCATATACTGCTCCTGTGCTTCTGTCTTGTACTAGATATTTATCTGCTACCTGACGAAGACCTGCATAGGTGAAGAGATAGTCTCTATCGTGGTCTATGAATGACTGGAGTTTAACATACTCATCATCAGAATACAAATCCAGTAACTCTTTGTCATATACTCCTGCATCTATACATCTAATTACATGATCCTTAACAAGTGGATGCTCATGGTAACGACCATACAAACTCTTCCTAAGTCCAAAGAGAAGCAATCTAGCAGCAACGTATTGATAGTTTGGTGTATCTAAAGAAATTAAATCACTTGCAGACTTAACTAGAATCTCTTGTATTTCTGCAGTAGTAATACCATCATAAAACTGAATTCCTGATTGTATTTCTACTTGACTAGCAGATACACCTGCAAGTCCTTCAGTGGCCATATCAACCATCTTATGCATTTTTTCAAGTTGAAGAGGTTCCATGCCTCTTCCATTGCGTTTCTTAACGTTGATAACGTTGCTCATACCTTTTTCCAGTTGTTAAATTTAACTTTTGCTTCTAATCCCGAATATGTATTCGATTCCAATATAGACATTATATCATATTTTGAAAGAACCATATCATTTATGTCTTTTTCTTTTATCTTTTGTGGCCAGATAACAACAGACTCACCTCTGTTGATGGTAGATTCGATTCGTCTAAGAATCTCATTACTCCGCGGCTCATTATCATACACCCATACAGGACTGCTAATACCCCACCCCCGAACATCACCGTCTGCACCGCACATTGCAATGCTATTTCTAATGAATGTTGAGTCGAAGGGGCCTTCTGTAACATAGACTGTTTTTGTTTTGTCGATTTGTTCCAATCCGAACACTTTTGGTGCATCATCATTAAGCATCACAGTGATATATTTAACAAAGTTAGGGCCTAGGGCCCTTCCTTGAAACCCAATGAGATTACGTTCTGTATCATACATGGGAATAATAATTCGACTCTCATCTTTTTGGACAGAATCGAACGTTCTTTTTTTACTATTTACCCAAGTTCTAAACTTCTTTGCGAAATAAAACTTTGTAGGATCTAGCATTCTTTTTTCAAGATATTCCTTAGCAATAGGAACCTCAGATGCTTTAGGAAGATCTAATTGTTTTTTGAAAATAGGTTTTTTAAATTCTAATTTTGGTTCTTCTACAACAAAATTCTTACCAGTATAACCTTCCTTAAACTTCTCCATAGTATATTGCTTATGGAGTGTAGGGTCTAACTGCTTTAAGAAATTATTGAAGGATAAACTAGCACCACAATTGTGGCATTTGTAATTAGTATTAGTTTTTACCTGATAGAGATATCCTCTTGCCTTATTTTTATGCTTTTGAGAGTCACCACAGAGAGGACAACGGAAATTATATAAGTCGGCCTTCACTCTCTTAAACTTTTGAAGTCGTGAAGACACTAATCCAATGAACTTGGAATCAATTATGTCCATTATTCTCCTAGGGTATGCACCACAGGTTTCTCATGCATCAATACCTTGTACAATTTAGGTACGGCTGCACAAGATACAGGTATAAACTCAGATTCACTATTGAATCCATCATACCTTTGAGATTGATTGATGACAATAGACCCTCCATCACCTGATACTGACCTATGATACGTCTGTCTAGGTATCATTAGGGCACCACTAGCACGATTTAGATGCACTATATGGTATGGATACTTCCAGTCAAAGTTTACTAACTCAAACTGCCTCTCACCTTGTACAACTCTGTTGTAATCGTCCTGATATTTGTGAATATAGAACTGTTTTGCACCCACTACATCATTAGGAGGTGATGTAGCAGCACCAGTATGCACTACAAGGTCAGATGCATTCGATTCTTCGACTGATATATCATAAAAAATAACATCCTCTGTTTCTCTGAACACACGATGCTTCTTGAAGTGAACTTCACTCATTATGAGTCGTTAATTTTTTTGTATTATACTCGATTCTACTGCTGGAGTCAACACCGACCCCATAATTCTTTGTCCAACAGGACTAACAAGGAAACTTATTATACTTAATGCACCAAAAATTGACCACATTTTCTTCTCAATTACCTGAAGACGAGTATCTACCTTGCGAATATCTCTCTCACAGCCCTTTTTAATCTCTGTAGTTGAACGGTTGACTTCTCTGTGAAGCGATTCCACCTTCTCAAATAATACCGCATCTATTCTATCCTGCTTATCTAATTTTTCATTATGGACAGCAAGTAACTGACCCATCTTAACTGAATTGTCTTGTAACGTTGATACAACTTTCTCTAATCTTTCTAATATTGCAGCATTTACACCCTTATGATTATCTTCCATCTTCCTAATTCTTGGTTGCCCATCGTTTTCTAGCACCAGGCATTAATCCTCTGGCCAGAATTGGCGGTTTCTTCTTCTTACTAAACACAGGAGGTGCTTCTCCTCCAACTGCTCCTGCAATAGCACCACCACCCACATTGTTTACAGGTGCTTCTTCCTTAAGACTACGAACAATGTTCATTACATTCTCCATAGGATTAGATTTTTGTGGTTTTGGTGCAGTCATTTTATTATAAAACTCCTTAGACGCATTAGTCATAGTATCAATATCGTCAAGTGTTAAATGTTTAACAGGAACAACATCACTCAAACCCCATTTCAAACCATAGGGTGTTTGATAATCTCTAGTTAATAAACCAGCATCACCTGGAAATAGATATTTATCATATCCTGCAACTGGGGATGATGCACTAGCACCGAAACCACCAGTACCTGAAGAATTAGTAGGTGCTGCTTCTCTTATGTGTTTTATATTAGAAACGAACCTATTAATATTCATTAGAGTTCCTGAAGTTGTTTCAAACAGTCTTTATCCTCATGAATATCATTGATTGCAGTGCGAGGATACTCTGCAATTCTATTCAAAAATACAAGAAAACTCTTCAGATAGGGCCAAAGGTCTTCTTCTAAATTGTAAAACAATAATGCTACAGCAGCATCATCAAACACATTGAATAGAACTGTTAGGTGATTCAAAATAAGGTGAACCTTAAGCTCACCTGTATTTTTATACCTTTTCAGTAATCTTTTTATGTATTTGATTCGCTTCAAATCATCGTCAAAGTCATCTCTAGTGAGAGCTTGAGGATTATCATAGAATTTTATAGCAAATAGCAAATAGTTGTTTTCATTCAATTCATCAAATTTCATATTATATTGAGATTAAATTAAGTTTTATGCGTTAGCACCTCTATTAGTTGGGTATGCAATACTATCAGAACCAGTTGTGATTCCAGCATCTCCACCAGCAGCGACGAGTATTTCACTCTTCACTCTTAAGTTACCGTGCATATCAATGAAGGTTGTAACACCAACCCATCCAGCACCAGGTGTAATAAATTCTGTTCCATTATCTCCACCGTCAGAACCTGTACCTAACTGAGTAGTAGTTGAAATACCATAGACGTTTCTATCATATCCACCAGACTTTCTCTGGAAGATAAGTGGATCGTTCTGAGTAATAGTTGCAGCAACTGTACCTTCAAGACTAATTACATTACCTCTAAAGGTTACGTCAGAACCAGCATTAATCTGAGTATTTACAGTTTCACCGATTGCAACGTAAGAAGCAGTTATCTCTGTAATAGCGACACCGACTACACCTTGTCCAGCAACATCAACATCAACAGTATCTCCAACAACAATTCCACCAGGAGCAACAGCAAAGACTGATGCTAATCCAACGGTAGTGTTTGCGTTTGCAGTACTTACAGCAGACTCAACTGCTCCAATAATAATTGTAGTGCTGTTATTTACTAAAGCATCTCCTTTCTTAAGACCTAATACCGAGATATCTGATCCATCCATTGAAACACCAACTACAGTCTTACCAACACCAGCAGTAACAGATGCTATAGAACCTTCTGCTTGTTTAATGTTCTTAAATGTTGCAACTGTATCGTGTCTATTACTATAATGACTATCCAATACTGTGTATTTTGGAAGTTCGGATATGTAGTAACTAGTATCTGCGATTGCTGCATTAACAAGTCCAGCAGTAGAACCAATAGTTAAAGTTCTTGCACTTGTAATACCTGTGATTACTGCATCTCCAAAATATTTTGATGTCTCTACACCATCTCTCAAACCAAAACGGATTATATCGCCCGTTTTAGCAGCACCAACTGTTCCGAAAACTGTAGGTGTTGCACTACCTGTGACTGTATGTGATCCATCAGCGTTTGGAGTCCAATTTAATGTAACGGTTCCTACTGACGGTATATTATCATTTGTACCCCAAAGAGCCATGATTCGTTCCCTATAAAAATCTTTTTCTAAAGATATTTATAAACTCAAGAACCTAGTAGGGCCTTCTCTAGTGCTTCCACTAGTTGATCATCTACTTTGTTGCCTGATTTGGCAGCAGCCTTCTTAAGAAGCCCAATAACGAACTCTTTGATTTTGCCTTCTAGATCTTCTGGGATCTTATCTACTGCTTTATCTATTATATTGATAGCAATAGGTAGTAAAAATTTAGTCATGAATAATTTATGATTGCTAATCTATATAGCAAGTTTAATCATAAATTTTCTTTCCAGCCTTTAATCTACCACTTCCTTTTGAGTCTGAGAACTTTATTCCATGTTTTCTACTATCTGTTCTCACCGAATCTGATTGCTTTTTTGCCTTAGCGTCTTTTGCTTTCTTGTAAAAATCCACAAACTTCTGCCTACTTTTTGCTTTTTCTTCGTAGTCTTCAACCAATTTACCTTGTGGTTCGTAACTACAGTTCCATGCTCTGAGGGATTTATTAATACGACTGTCTGGATCTCTTGCAGTCTTTGCACTTGTTAATTTCTTTTTCATTCCCTTCATACGAGCACAGAATGATGCTCTTCTCTTATTACCTTTCTTCTTACTTGGTGCTTTTAAATCTGAACCAGGATTCTCACGTTCGTAAGACTTTCTACCTTTCTCATTTAAACCACCTTCTTTATTCTTACCTGATTTCTTTGTCCATGCTGCACCTTCACTATGAACAATCTTTTCATCCTTCTCATTACTTGCAAGGTTTTTCTTTAATTGTTTTTTAGATATCTTTGGCCCACCGATTGGATCTCCATACTCATCTCTCTTAATTGCTTCAGTAACTTTATGAGGAATTTGTCCTTTTGCTGCTTTAATTTTATCTTTAATTCTAATAGGTTTTCCCATTGAATTTCTAGGGACAGACTCCTCTTTTACTGCTTTTTTTTCAGGCAATCCTTTATGCTTAGTCTTTGCAAATTTCTTTGCATCCTTCATACTAATATCACTAGCAACATCTGATACTTCAGATGAAGGATTTTTCATCTCACCCTTTTGGGCTGCACGAACCATCCCAAAAAACCTTTGCTGTTTCTTAGAAACTGCTGGCATTATATTTCACCCTTTTTAATCTTTGCCTTTACAACATCCATAGCAGTAGCACCCTTACCATACTTCTTCTCTGTTTGTTTCTGAAGCACAGTTTTACCTTTTTGCTTTTTGATTTCTTTACTTACTGGACGAGTAGTTGCATCTGATTTTTTTGGTGAACTAGGATCTCCACCCCTCATTGCTATGCGATCCTTGATACGATCATAGCCTTCTTCACTTATAAAATCTTTAAATGACTTCATTAAGATTCCCTCTTATTCCACTTCTCACCATCCCACTTGTGAGTCTTTGCTTTATTAGCATAGTGTTCCTGTTCTTTTTTATCCTTTGCCCTTGCTTGATCTTCTCTCCACTTCTTAGCACGAGCGTATCCAGAAGCACTGATCTTTTCATCAACTACTTCCTTAGTTAAAATGTCTTTAATAACATCAATACCTTCTTTATATAATGCACTTGCTTCTTTATGTTTTCCTTGATTAGTTAAGGACTTAACCTTATCCATCTTTTTTCTTTTAGCAAGTTGCATAGCAGTAGGTTTCTTTTCATTATAATACTTACCAGTTCCTGACTCAGGAGTAGCCATACCTTCAACTAATTTACCATCAGGTT